CAAAGAGTGCTCTTGATAATGTCGCAAGCTATGAACAGTTAGTCGGCGGAGTAGAGACACTTTTTGGTGCTGGCGGTGCAACAATCGAAGAATACGCTGCGAGCATGGGAAAATCTGTGTCTGAGGTAGAGGGGCAGTTTTCTACCCTTGAAAAGGCTCAAACTACTGTGCTGGACAATGCGAATAATGCATACCGGACAGCCGGCATGTCGGCTAATCAGTACATGGAGACGGTCACAAGCTTCGCGGCAGCGTTAAAGCAAAGTACCTCGAATGAAGTAGAGGCGGCAAATGTCGCCGATCAGGCAATTCGAGATATGAGTGATAACGCGAATAAAATGGGCACTTCAATGGAGAGCGTCCAGAACGCTTATCAGGGCTTTGCAAAACAAAATTATACGATGCTGGACAACCTGAAGCTTGGCTATGGGGGCACAAAAAGCGAAATGGAGCGTCTTCTTCAAGATGCGGAGAAAATCCATCAGCAAACAACCGGAGAGATTACACATTACGACATAAACAATCTTTCTGATGTTTATACGGCAATCCATGAGGTGCAAACAGAACTAGGAATCACTGGAACGACCGCAAAGGAAGCCTCAACAACTATAGAGGGTTCTATGAATGCCGCAAAGGCGGCGTGGGACAACTTTCTCACAGGTACGGGGGATGTAGACAAGCTTGCGGAATCTGTCGCGACGCTGGCAAATAATGTCGTAAATAACCTATCGGAAATCATTCCACGGCTTGCCTCCGGATTACCAACCCTTGTATCTAAGCTTGGAGATATGATTCCAGGTCTTTTTAATCAGATATTGCCTTCCCTCATTAGTGGGGCGGTAACTCTGATAAATGGACTGGTGGCAGTTCTTCCTGCTTTGATGAAAGGTCTTGTTCCTCCACTTATTGCCGGAGCAATATCTGTGATTGGCGCGTTAGTGGCAGTAATGCCGTCGCTTTTATCAACTGCAGCATCTATAGGGCTAGACCTTATGAACACGATTGCAGACGGCATAGCGTCCTTTGACTTTGCAAATCTTGCAGATACTATCGTAAATGGTATTTCCGGTTTTATATCCGGTGGCGGGTTCAAGAAGTTTATAGAGGCGGCAAAGAACATCATTGTTGGGCTTGCAAGAGGAATAAGCTTAATGCTCCCGGAGCTGATTCCGGCATTGGTTGAACTTGTCATTTATATAGGCGAAACGATTCTGGAACAACTCCCGGCAATCATAGAGTGCGCCGTGGAAATTATAGTCGCGTTGGCCAAGGGAATAATTGAGGCACTTCCCCTACTGATTGAATGCTTGCCAAGGATTATCATGGCCATTGTCAACGCCCTTATAACCGGTATCCCACTAATCTTACAGGCAATGGGCGAGATTATCCTGGCTATTATTACAAAGCTGGGAGAACTTGCCATTCAGCTATTCGAGTGGGTGGCGCCTACGGTCGGAGGATGGATTCAGTCTATCGGAGCGTGGTTTGCGCAGCTTCCTGGATTAATCTGGACTTGGCTTACAGATGTAGTTACAAAACTTGGGGATTGGGGCTCTTCAATATTAGAGTGGATTACCACGAATGTGCCGGCATGGATTGAGAGTATCGGGGAATGGTTTAGCCAGCTTCCTGAGCGTATAGCTTACGCCCTTGGCTATGCAATCGGTTCAATCATAAAGTGGGGAGCAGATGTTGTGAAATGGATCGCAACAAATGTACCTACTTGGATTGAGAGCATAACGAAGTTCTTCTCCGAGCTTCCCGGTAAGATTTGGACTTGGCTTGTAAATACAGTTACGAAAATCGTGCAGTGGGGCATAGAAATGCAACAGAAGGCCTCTACCGCGATACAGACCATGATTAATTCAATAATCACCCTTATGCAGCAGTTGCCGGGGAAAGTTTGGACATGGTTAGTAGATACAGCGAATAAACTGAATCAATGGAAGCAAGACCTTGTTTCCAAAGGTACTGAGGCGGCTACAGGGCTCTTCAATGCGGTAGTTGACGGAATCAAAGGGCTTCCGGATAAGATGGTATCTATCGGTAATGATATAGTTTCAGGCATTTGGAACGGAATCTCGTCCGGCTGGAATTGGCTTACTAGCAAGGTTCAAAGCCTTGCGGAATCCCTTCTGGAAGGTGCAAAGGACGCCCTCGGCATTGCTTCACCTTCAAGGGCTTTCCGTGATGAGTTTGGACGCTGGATTCTTCCCGGAGCAGAGATAGGTATAGAAAAGTCTATGCCAAGCGCCTTAAAAACTATGAGGGAAAGTGCAACAGCACTCCTGAATGAAATGAAAGGCACCGTATCAGCCTATAGCGGAGAGATTGCGCTATCTGCCGGAGCGTCAGAAAGCCGAAGGGCGTTTTCTGCCGGAGGAACATCGGTATATTACGATAACCGAATCGAACAGACAAATAACTACCATGAAGCAGTTCCTGCTCCGTCGGTTGTGGCAAAAAATCAGCGTGAGGCGATTCGTAATATCGTCGGAGGTGTGAAATAATGGCAAATCAGATTAGAGTGGTTCTCTCGTGTAACGGGAGGACCCTTACTTTTGGCAAGGACAGTGATATCGACATCACGAAGATAACCGGACTAGAGAGCTCGGATATCGAAATCAGTAAAAGCGATAACGCCCTTGTAGACGGCGAAACTGTAGACGGACTGAAGATAAAGGGCAGACCAATACATATCGAGGCCTCTTTTCGGGATTTAAAGAACAATAAAGAGAACAGGCAAAATCTGATTAAGTTCTTCAATCCAAAGTACGCGGGAAAAGCCCTCATTGAATATATGGGGGTGTCAAGAAACATTGAATATCGGCTTGAAGGATGGACTTTTAAAGCAAAAGCTTCGCTTGATGCAAGGCTGGCCATTGTTGTGGATTTATACTGCCCTGATCCGTACATGCTGAATATTGATAACTTCGGAAAAAACATGGCTGCATACACTCCCTTGTTTGCTTTTCCTTGGATAATCACCGCTAAAAAGGTTACAGGACTGAAAAGACCGTATTCCGGACTTGCATTAGGAGGGCGTGCAGCAGGATATAGAACGCTTCATAAAGAAGTGGCGCTTTCCAATGATGGTGATGTACCTACCGGTGTGATTATCAAGTTTGTAGCTACAAGGGGGCCAGTAAGCAATCCTAAGATTGCAAGAATAGGAACGGGGCAATTTATGAGAGTAAAGGTGGAAATGGCCAAAGGGGATGTCCTTGTAATTGATACCAACGAACGCCATCAGATTGTTGAACTTAACGGAGTAAATTGCTATCAGCGTGTGGATAGACGGTCTGAGCCGTTCCAGCTGGATGTAGGGGAAAATTATCTTGAATATGCGGCGGATACGAACTATGTCAATCTTGATGTAAATATCTACTATACGCCTAAGTATTTGGGGGTGTGATATGCAAGTTTACATTCTCGATAAGGATTTTCAGACTATTGGAGCCATAAAGGTTTTTAATTCGCTGATATGGACACGCCGCTACTATGAGCCGGGAGTATTTGAGTTTCACACATCCTCAAGCTTCTTCCCCTTATTTAACTCCGGCAAGTATATATGTCGTAATGATCGCTCCGAACTCGGAGTAATCCGGGAAGTGAATTATGCACAGACGGATAAGGGAGAGCGCTCAGCTTACTGCAAGGGCTACTTTGCAGAGAAACTACTGGATGATAGAGTTCTTCAGGCTCCGGTAAATATATCCGGAACTCCGGAAGAAATTGCGCTTGCTCTTGTGGATGGAATGGCCATTCATCCGGCAAACTCCGGGCGAGTTATTCCACGGCTAGTCCTTGGGACTCGCAAAGGACTTGGAACACGAATTACATTGCAGACAACGGGGGACAAGCTTGGGGAAAAACTGTACGAGACAGAGCAAACACAGGAGCTATCTCACCACATTCTATATGACTATGAGAGGAACACACTCACCTTTGAGTGCTGGAAGGGGCGTAATCGCACGGAGAATCAGGAAGAAAACTCTCCTGCGATTTTCTCCAATCGTTTTTACAATGTGAAATCCGCGATATATGGTCGAGATGAGAGTTCTTATGCGAATGTCGCTTATGTTGCCGGTGAAGGTGAAGGAAATGCAAGAACTATTGTCGAAGTAGATATCCGCATGGATCAGGCAGAAGAGCGCCGGGAAATATATGTGGACGCTAGAGATTTGCAAAGCGAGTATCAGGATGGGAGTGGAGCAAAACACACCTATGATTCTGCCCAATACCGCGCCATTCTTAGGCAGAGAGGACTGGAAAAGCTTTCGGAATACTCAAAGATTGAGACGGTTCACTCAGATATTGATGCCGGCGCTAATCTTGTATATATGAAGGACTTCGACCTAGGAGACCTTTGTACATATCAAAATATGGATGTAGGAATCGAGTGCGACGAAAGAATAACCGCAATCCAAGAGGTATACGAAGGAGCAAAAATGACCTTGAATGTTACCTTTGGCACAGACGAGGCGACGACTATCACGAAGATTATAAAAAGGGAGGCAAACTAAATGCTAAGATTTGGCTATTTCGATTCAGAGATTATCGGTACGGATCCGGAAGGAATGCCGATATTCGACAGGGCAGAAACGTCAGACCTATTTCGATTACTATTTGCAAAGCTTGTCAGTAATGGAGTTCTTGCTCAGCCCGGGGATTGCTTTCAGGTTCTTGCGTCTGAAGGGCTAACTGTTAAAGTTCGCCCGGGCTTTGGACTGATTCAGGGCGCATTTGCCTATGATGATTTAGAGAGTACGCATACTTTAAGCAAAGCACCTCAGCAGTATGCGAGAATTGATAGGGTTGTGTTAAGAGCAAACTATAAAAATCGTTGCTGTGAAATCATTGTAAAGGAAGGAACTGCTGCAGTGAATCCTGTTGCTCCGGCTCTTCTTACTCCGGCGCGTGGAGACTACTATGAGCTTTCTCTTGCTACAATTTACATTCAGTCAAATGCAACAGCTATTACTCAGTCCGCAATAACAGATACCCGTGGGGATAGTTCGGTTTGTGGTTTTATTACGCAGCTTATAGATCATCTCTCTACAGATACATTCTACGCGCAGCTAAACGGATTTTATCAAGACTTTACCCGTAGGGTAGAGCGTAACTATAGTGAGCACACAGGGAAGATGGAGGAGATTGAGGAGTCCTTACAGGGGAATTTTCAATCATGGTTTGAAACGGTTGAGCGAACGCTCACGGATACGCCTGTTGGAAATCTTTCGGCACAGATTGATAGGCTGAAAGGTGAAACAATCGTAACTATTCCGGCTAATGCCT